TCTACCATAATCTGCTGTTGTTAAGTCCTTAAAATCTTGAGTGGTTTCTGAATATCCCAATCCAGTTAACCAATTATGAATAGACATATAATTTTCAAGTTTCTCATCCACCAAAAATCTTAGTGTAAAATCGCCATATTCCAACTTATCACCAGGTACATCAATATCCTTCAGATAAGTTGGTTGCAATGCAGTTCCCAAACTAATTTCAGGAATTCTGCAAGAGTTAGAAAAGAAAGAAACTTTTTTATCTTTTGCTAATGTAAATTTAAAACCAATAGGAGATAGAAAATTTCTATTCTCAATCTGTTGCGGAAACGCCATGGGAGGTTTTAGATGTATTTAGATAAAAAAAGAGGGTTCCGAAGAACCCCCTGAGAAAATATGTGAATCGAAATCACATGAGGTTGAGGACACGTACACGCTGATAGTAACGGTTTGCACCACCTCTGAGGCGTCCTGGGTTTGTGACAGGAGCAGCGCCTTCTGCGAATGGGTTGGAAACGATACCATAGCGAGTCTTGAAGCCAATTTTTGGCTGGAAGGTGTTCTCGCCAACTGCACGAACCATCTGAAGAGGAACGTATGGGCAGTAGAACAGTCCTGCGTCATAAGGTGAAGAACCCTTATAACCAACGACGTAATACTGGGAACCGTCTGAAGTGCTGTTAGCAGAATATGGGTCGATGTAGACTCTATACTTACCAGCAAGCACACCAGCGAAGGTGTTACCAGTGTCATCAACGTTGAGGTTAGCGTTCAGAGCAGGGGTGTAGTCGAGTACGCCTGCCATGGTGAGTGCGGAAGCAACGTCTGCGGAACACAGAATCATGTTGCCCTTTCCTCTACGAGTTCTTTGGGCGATGCGGTTTGCATCTCTCTCAATCTGGAAGATGAGTCCCTTGAACTTCTCAACACTCCAGCGTCCGTTGGAGTCAACGTCGAGGTCGAATACGCCAGTGTTAGCGACGTTAGTTTGTGCGCCAGCTTCAGCAACCTTATAGATGGTTCTGATAACTTCGCGGTTGATCTCAGCCAGAATCTCAGTGGAGAGAATGTTGGCGAGTTCTGCCTCAGCGTTCAATCCGTGGATTGCCTTGAGGTCTTGTGCGAGTTCTAAGGAGTACTCTGCCTTCAGAGCTCTTGACTTCGCGGTAACAGTGACTTTCTCAATCGAGAATGCCATCTCGTTGAAAGTTTGCCCATCGCCGAGGTTCTCAGCGAGTTGGGTATCCATACCCTGTCCAACAGTGTATGAAGTGTTGTCACCGTTAGGATCGAGAACGCCTGGGTTAGAACCACGCTGAGTATCAGTACCAAAACCAACGGAAGAACCGTCAGAACCAGTGGAATATGGATTGGAAGTCGAGATTCCGCTGTTTGAGAATGCGGTATCTGCTTCGTCGAACAGTGCCTCAGTACCAGTCTGGGAGCTGTAGCGGGAGCGCATTGCGAAGATAAGTCCAGTAGGACCGTTCATTGGTTGAACGCCAGCCAAGTCATAAGCGACAAGGTTAGGCATTGCACGTCTGATTAAGGAAATCAGAACGGGGTCGAAGCCTTGCATGGCTCCTGATGCACTAGCACTCAAACCGGCGGTGGCGCCAGAAGATGCTGTGCTGTTAGTTGGGACAGCTTCGGAAAGGAACTCACGCTCCTCACGAATTGCTTTTTCTTGGTTCTCCAGGAGAACTGCGGTAACCATTCTCTTGTGTGCATCTTGGATGCCACCGAGCCCCTCGTGGTTGAGGATTGGTGCCCACTTCTCCTGCAGAGCTTCGGCATTGAAACCTTGCATTTGAATTTTACCTCTAAAAGTTTTTAGTTTGATTTATAATTTAAAGAATCACTTTTTAGCGACTCTAGTCAGAGTATTGAGATATGACTCCATAATTCCAGACATTTGGACTGGAGCTGTGGCGTCTGCGCTCTCGGAGATGTTCTCTGACTGGTCTCTTTGAGCACCGGCATTCTCTGGGAAGTAAGACTTACGCAGAGTTACCAGTTTCTCACGATAGGTATCTTCACTATCAAACTCAACATTTTCGGCAAGAGAAGCGAGTTTTTCCTTCTGTGAAAGTGCTAGACCTTCGCAGACCTCGGAGAAGATCGTGTCAGCGACCGACTCGGCTAATCTTTGATTGAGAGCAATATTTTTATTAATCTGCTCGTTGAGTTTATCTTCCATCTCATCAAGTTTTTCTACCATACTATTAAGTACATCATATTTCTCTTCAGGAACAGTTACATAATGTTCTTCAAAAAGACTCTTCATTCCGGTGAGGAATGATTCAGTCATTTCAGTCTTGAGTCCTGATTCGACTGCGAGTTGATTTTCCTTAATCCACTCTTCAGCAACATACTCAAGATAAGCATCAACTCTATCAGTCAGTTCTTCCTTAATGGTTGCAACTTCTTCTTCGAGTGATGTTTCGTATTGTGCTTTCAGTTCTTCCTGAACTTCAGCAACCTTTGCCTTGATAGCAGTTTCAAAAATGGTGCGTGCCTTTTCTTGGAAATCTTCAGAGAGTTCTTCGCCAGCAAGAAGTGCCTCAACATCTTCTTCGACGTTATACTCTGAAACTACTTCCTCTTCAGTGGTTTCCTCTTCGGAAACGACTTCTTCTTCAGCAACGATTTCTTCTTCGGTTGTTTCCTCTTCAGAAATCTCTTCGCCTTCAGTTTCAGCTTCAGCTTCCTCTGCCTTCATACCCTTAGGCATGGGTTCGGCAGGCTTGGCACCCCTGTTCACAATGTCTTTGACAGTTGCGATTTTGGGTTCTGAGAGTTTGGCAGAGTCGTCGTCTACCTTATAGTTTTCTGGAGTAGGACCGCCGAGATCTTCGTAAGTGCCAGTTTGTCCAGGTGTCGAAACACCAGAAGCATTGCTTCCCGACTTTGGCATTGGCTCAGCTGATGCAGCTCCTTTCGTTACTACGTTTTCCATTTCTTGTAAATTGCTACCAACGGACATTTGATTATTAGATTTGTATTAATCTATATTTATTTATAAATTAAAGATTTGATAGGAAATCACCCCATAACTGGAGTTTATGTTCCTCAAGTCTTTTTTGATCTACGAGAGTATTAATTCTTCTCTTAGTAGTTTCTGCGAGTTGTTCGCGAAGAATTCCTCCTTCCCAAACCCACTCTTTTCCTTCCATGATTCCTTGAACAAAAGCATCGGGTGCGGAAGGATCGGCGACGATATCAGCAGCAGTTGCTAACATGAAGTCTTCACCAACAACTTTATGTCCTTCGTTGGTAGTTCTCAATGAACCAACACCACGAGAAGAAACTCCAAGTTTCACACCTTCATCAAGAAGTGAAGATGCAATCTTACCCATTGGGGTATTAAGGATTTGTGCCTTTCCTTTAAAATTAGTTCCCTCTCTAACAAGAGAAGTAATTTTGTGAGAGACTCTATCAAGGTTTACGGTTGGACCGTCTGGGTGTCCAAGTTCACCAAGTGCTCTACCTTCTTTTACGAAAGTATTGGTATATCTATCAACCTCACGAGAAAGAGTTTCCATTGGATAAACTCTTCCATTACGGTTCTTGAGATCTCCCTGAAGGAAAACACCTTCAATGTACAATTTTTTATTGGCACCTTTTCCTTCGGTGACAATTTGTACGTTTGAAATTTCTTCTGTGATTAGTTTCATTTGATTACCCAGTGAATCCTACTTTTGCACCCAATACACCAGCTCCACTAGCAAAAACAGTATGAGATGCTACTTTTTCAAGTAATTCTGTGGTTCCAGATGGCATTGTGAATGAACCAATTCCAGTTCCACCTTGTGTTTCTTGAACAGTAATAACTCTGGCAGCGGCATTGGTATTTACCAATCTAACAACGGTGGCTTCAGTAAAACTGACACCTGCTCCCGCTGAAGTTGGCACTACTACTTCATCAGCTTTTAATAATAGTCTCGCCATTATTCTTGATCCTCTGACTGTTGTTCGTCGCCAAACATCGATAATCCTATACTTGGACGAATAGCATCAATTTTTTCTGCTGTCCTTGCATAAAGAGTATCTTTAATTTTGTCACTAATTTCTGACGCGGAAGCATCAGCACCAATCATGTTTACAAGTTCTTCCATGAAAATTTATAATGTGTATATTGTCTATTTATATCTCAGCAGCTTTACCGTCAGCATCAGTAATGCCACCATCAATTTCTGGTTCCATAGGAACATCTCCCATCATGCCCATTTCTCCTCCAGGGAGTGGTTCTCCAGTAACAGGATCTACTGCATTAGGATCTGGAATGATTCCATCTTTGATTTCTTGTTCAATTTGCTCATCAATTTCAATCATCTCGGCATCAGTCTGTCTCAAAACTTTTCTACGAACATATTCCGTAGAATAATACTTACCAATGTATGGTTCGATAGTTGCAAGAACACCAAGTCTCTCATTTAACATTTCAGTTTCTTTGAGTTCTGCAAACTGATTGTCATACAAGAAATCATATTGAATATGTTCAGAAAGAGTATCCCAATCTTCAACTGATACGATATTTTTCAAAATGAGTTGAGTCTTCAGCATATCGTTAAACATCTGAGCAAATCTTTTTCTCAAACGTCCAACAAACTTAGAAAACTTAAGTTCATCTCTCAAAATCTCAGAAGAACGTCCAAGATTAAAACCACCATCGGCGGCGATTCTTGACTCAGGAACACCAAGTGCTCTGTAAAGTTTCTTCTGGAAATATTCAATATCAGCAAGTTCACCTAGATTCTGACCACCAGGTAAAGTGGTAATCTCAGTTCCACGTC